TTTTAGCTTTTCTTCCGCTTCTTCGAATGAATGGGCGTAAACATCTGTCGCCCACCTTTTGCCGTCGAAGTAATAAGAAATCGCATAGCGTTTCATTTCATCTTGCATAAGGAATTACCTATATGTATTTTCAAATATTTAAAGGTGTAAATAATCAGTGGTATTGGCGACTAAAAGCCGCTAATCACGAAATCATTGCCGTTAGTGAAGGTTATACAACCAAACAGAACTGCCTACATTGCATTCATCTTGTTATGGACACTAATCGCAATACACCAATTTATGAATCTTAGTAACCTAGCCCTGTTTATCGGGGCTTTTTTTCATCACAATTTTTAAAGAGCGTTGAGATATTGGTTATGTGTATCTCGTTTTGATGTGATTATTATCACACTTTGAAATAATATAATCAATACATTGTGTGATTTATTTATATAAAAATATTTCGTTTTGTGATTATATTGTTGATTTCTAAAGAAATAAATTTTTTGAAATAGTGTTTGATTGCTTATTTTTTAATCGATTGAAAAGCAAAGTTTGTGTTTTGTGGTGTGTTTTTAAGATTTTTGCGATGCTGATCGCAAATTTTGGTAGCGATAGTTGGTTTAAATTGAGGTTGGTTTATTATGCCACTGCCGATAAGGAGGGCAATTATGAAAAAAGAGTTTAAAAAATGGCTAATCTCTCTGAATTGCGAAGGGATTAATAGCTTAGGGATTAATGAGATAGTGTCGCGCGTAGATGAAGAGTTGAGGATTGTGCGCGCTAATGAGCAGGAGAGGATTGTGCTGGAGGAGTTGATTGCAGCGTTTAATGAGTAATAAAAAAACCGCCAGTTAGGCGGTTTATTGTGATTGATATGTCTCCGACATTGATGTCGGTAACATCGAATCAAGTAGCGTCAGTGCGTGGTTTAACGGTTAAATGGCTTTAGCGAAATTAATAATTTGTTTATCTTCATCCCAGCTAATGTGTTGTAATTTGAAGTGATCAAATGTTCGCTTAATTGTGTCGAGAATATTAGCTTTATGCGCTGTGTTTGGTGTATCAAGAGCAAATAAAATATTCTCTCTTTTAATAAATCCTTCTTGCTCTGCGCGATTAATTTTCGCTACCCAGCTGTCACAATGTTCAATCATGCTCGGGCTTTCAACCTGATCGAATGCAAGAGGTTTTACCGCTTTTAAAATATGTTTATCTTGTTGGTTTTTCAATGCCAAAGGAAGGGCAAATTTAGCAAAATCACCATTCACCATATATTGTTTGTATTGTGCAAGAACACTGTCGTTTTCTTGTCTAAACAAGGTTTTGTAATGTTTCAAAATCGCTTGTTCTTGGTTTTCTGGTTTTACTCCAGCATTTTGGATGAATTGCGTATATAGCTTGTTAAAATAACCTTGCGGATCATCCACCATTCCTACCGCTGCATTGCTATATTGAACAATACCTTCTTTCACATCAATGTAATGGTGAAAGAAGGTTGCCATATCCTGCGCACTTCCGTTAAATGGCTGACTAACGATATATTGTAATTCATCATTAATAGTCTCGCGGACAGTTTCAAACATTTTGCTTTTATAGAAAAAATCATTCACACGCTTGTTATTTTTAGGTACAAGTTGATAAGTGAGTTTTTTCTTTTCAGGCTCGCACATCAATAAGCCAACATTGACGAATTCGCCTGTTTCAAAATACGGACGATACCGCACGAAGCTGTATAAAATAGGTTGTTTCATTCTATGTTGTCCCAGTAATTTTCTTGTGTTATTCGGTTTAAAAGTGCTTTTATTCGGTTAATTTGTTGATCAATTTTGTGAAATACCTCATCTTCCACAAACCAATCATCAGGAATGGATTGATAAATATCGTCAAAATTTTTGAGTATGTCAACGGCTTTGTCCATAAAAGTTTGTTTATCTACCCAGTCAAGTCGCCACTCTCTGTTCTTTTGTGAAAAGATATGTTCAGAAAAATCAGCTCTTTCGTCAAAGGCAAGATTATGATCTATCACTAAAATTTTTTGCTGTTGTTCGTCAAACAGCAGATTAATATTTCCTGTGCCGACTTGTGATGAGGTTCTGTCTGAATTTAAAATCCAACGATCAAACATGTAGAGCAATTTTTGTTCCGGCTCCGATAAAAATGCAGGATTTTTGACTTGAACGGTTTTGGCAATTTTGGCATTTACCACAAATGATGATGCGAACGCTATTCCGTTAGGCAAGTCTTGCCGCCACTCTGAGGAAACGTATTGGGTTGATTCGTGACTTACTTCAACAAAATCAATACTTGGACAGGGGAGCCCTATTTCATGAGCCAGTTTTGAGCCTATGACTTCCGCTAATAACTGACCGATTGGCATCATAGACAATGTTTTTACGATAAACCAATTCCCTTTATCTGTTTGACAGATAAAGGGTCGGGTTACCCCCATTTCCATTCTTTCTCTAATAACTATGATTTTATCCATTCTCTTATCCAATAACACTTCCTCTGCCTTCACAATCCAAACCTATCTTGCAGCTCTGTGTTATAACGTTTCTACACGTTCCCTTGCCACACCAATAATGCGAATTTCTTGGTTGAGTGAGCTTAATGTTGGGAACATTGGATTAAGCGGAACAAGCTCAAAGTGCGGTATGCCTTCTGGTGTTCTTGTACCAAGCTCTTTGTATTGTTTAAATGTCGCCTCGTTGTCGCCATTGATTGCCGCCACAAATTTTCCTGGCGTTGGCACAATATCAGGATCGATTAAAACCAGATCGCCCTCGTTGAATCGGGGGAGCATAGATTTCCCTTCAATTCGTAAATAAAAGGAGTTTTCAGAGGCTATGACTGTGCTCGGGATCATCTCGTAACCGTCAAACCCTTCAAGCGATCTAATATCTGTCCATAGTCCTGCTTGGATTGGACTTAATAATGGATAACGGCAAATTGACTCTTTAATCTCGCTTATGTTTGAATCGAAGGCTAAAACCTCAGGCAAGATATTAAGTGCTTTGCTTATGATAGATATATCTTCGAGATCAGGCGTTCTATTGCCTTTTTCATAATTAGCAATTCTCGGTTGTCCCCAACGTGCATTCTCACTTTTGGTATCAATATTATTACATCTCTCAGCTAATTCTTTTTGACTGATTTTTAACTGTTCTCGATACGCTTTTATTCTTTCGCCAAGTGTAGCCATTTTATTTCTCCTTCTTTTAGCTCAAATAATAACACGTTACGTTATATTCATATAATTTCAATTTGTGATTGATATAAATTCCGATATGTGATTAAATAATTTATAAAAAATCACAAAAGGAAATTTATCAATGAATAACCTTTCACAGATTCGAGGACAGCTTGGGATTACTCAGCGACAACTAGCCAACCATATCGGATGGAGCCAACCACGAATTGCTAATTATGAGACTGGATTACGTTCTCCATCGTTAAGTGTTGCTCAGAAGATTGTTCAAACACTGAACTCACTTGGGGCAAAAGTTTGTATTGAGGATGTGTTCCCGTCTCAAAGCTAATTTACCAACACCAACTGAAAAGAAAACCATAAAAAGGGAAAAGGAATTATGGCAATGAAACAAACCATTATAGAGATGATTGAGCAGATTCCAGGAGGGAAAAGTGCGGTTGCAGGATTCTTAGGTTTTACCGAGAGCGAATTGAACAATCGTCTTTATCAAACAAAGGGCCAACGATTCAAAAATGAAGAATTAATTGCGATTCAGCAAGAATATGGCTGCACGCAATTTATTGATGAATTATGCCGTTTGGCAGGTGGCCGTTTTGTACCAGATGTGGCAGAGGATGAATTAGACAAGGTTGAGCTTGCCAATTTACAACTGCACGAGCTTTCCGCACGAGGCTTGTTATTTGCTGCATTAGAAACGGCGTTAGAAGACGGCGAAATCACTTCGCAAGAAGAAGACAAAATCCGTCAAGCATTGAGTAAGCATTTAGCAGCAACACAACATTCGATTGAATGTGCGATTGTGTTACACAAGAAATAAAAAAGCCACAGCGGCAACCGTGGCAATTTCAGTATAGGAATTATTTCTATGAATGAATTATTAACGATTACGAAAGAAAACACAAGCACTTTGACGATGAGTAGTCGTGAAATTGCGGAATTAATCAATAAAAACCACAGCGATCTGTGTCGTTCAATCGAAAGACTTATCGCAAAAGAGGTGATTTGGGGGTATCAGCCAATGGCTTACACCCATCCACAGAACGGTCAGACTTATTATGAGTACCATCTAACCAAACGAGATAGTTTAATTGTTGTTGCTCAGAATTGTCCTGAATTTACTGCGGCAATTGTCGATCGCTGGCAAGCGTTGGAAAATCAACAAAAACCAACCGCACTTATTCCGCAATCTTTTTCTGAGGCGTTGATGTTAGCCGCTCAGTTACAAGCAGAAAAAGAGCGTAATGCGCCTAAAGTCGCTTTTGTTGATCACTATGTGGAAGTAGGGACGAGTAAATCATTTCGTGAGACGGCGAAGATTTTAAAAATGCCTGAGCGTGCATTAGTCAATCGCTTGGTGGAAGATAAATATTTGTATCGTCAATCTGGCGTGCTTTTGCCTTATCAATCGGCACGCACCAAAGATCTTTTTACGGTTAAAACAGGTACCGCTGAACACGGTCACAATTACACACAGACACGTGTAACAAGCAAAGGCATTGAATTTATTGCGTCACGTTATGCTTCGGAGTTGATGTTATGAGTATGCGATTAATGGTTCAAGCAATGAATTGTAAGGTTGGTAATCCTGCTAGAAAACTTGTGCTTTTAAAACTGGCTGATAATGCCAATGATGATGGAATTTGTTTCCCAAGTTATCAATACATTGCCGATAAATGCGAGATGACCCGACGTAGTGCAATCAATCACATTGAATATTTAATCAAAATGGGATTAGTAAGCAAAAAAGAACGTAAAAATAAAGATGGTTCCATCTCAAATTTATACTTTTTACACCTTGAACAAGGTAGTGAAAATTTTGCACTGGGTAGTGAAAATATTTCACTAGGTAGTGAAAATTTTGCACTAGGGGGTAGTGAAAATATTTCACCCAGAACCAGTCACTCTTTAGAACCAGTCAATGAACCTAAAAAAACTACGCAAAAAAGCGAAGCCGAAATGTTGCTTGAGCAGTTCGGTATTACCGGACAACTGGCGAAAGATTTTATCGCACACCGCAAAGCCAAAAAGGGCGTCATTAATCAAACGCAACTCAACCGTCTGCAAAAACAGGCGGACAAGGCTGGGATTTCGATTTGTGAAGCGGTGGAAATTTGCATCGAACGCAACTGGCAGGGATTTAACGCATCGTGGGATTGGCGTGATGAAAAACTGCGACCAAATTCACCGCACTTAGGGCAATCACACCGCAACAAACCCAAATTTGACGATACGCAGACAGGCTGGTCTGCAGGAATGAATTTCATAGTGGACGGTACACAATGGCAAATTCCATAACACAAAACCAAATTAACACGCTCCCACCAGAACGCACACAGCGTGCGGAAGAGACGATTAACTGGCTCTTTCAAGAGCTTAAATCGATTTTTCCTGGTTGGCGTGCAGCCTTTGAAACCGAAGCGGATTATCTCTCTGCTAAAAAAACTTGGTTGCGTGTGTTGGTACGAGAAAAAATTACGAGACCTCAGTTGGAGAATGGGATTTGTGAAGCGGAAAAATCGCTTGATAAATTTTTACCTAGCGTAGGGTTGTTTGTTTATTGGTGCAAAGCCTACGACTATCACGCACTAGGTTTACCGAACGAAGCGGAATTATACCAACGTTATAACACTTTCTTAGGCTATGCCCGATTCAATCGGGATGAATTTCAATATCGTTCAAAAGTGGA